ATGACTGCTATTCCCTACTGGATCCAGATTTTACAAGCGTTGCTTACCCCGGTGATCGCGACGGCCGTCGGTATTATCGGCTTCATGCAGTGGCGCACCGCTCACCAGAAGGTTGTGCTCGATCTCTTTGATCGGAGACTGGCGGTCTACTCAAAGTTGAGGCATGCCGTCAGTAAGATAATGACGAGCGGGCAAGTCACCGAACAAACTGATCGGCTTCTGTTGGAGGCTGAGGACGAAGCTACCTTCCTCTTCGGTCCCGAGGTGCCGAGCTACATCCGGAGGCTATTTGTGATGTGCGTCGAGTATGGGGCCCAGTGCCCACGGGAAGGGAAAGCCGGCCCACAGTTCAGCGAGGTGCATCGCAGCCTCATGAAAGAGCTTGGGAGGTTTTACGAAAGCGGAGGCGGGATCTTCGCCCCTTACATGCGTATGGACCAGAAGCGCGTTCCGATGCCAGCGGAGTGGGTGGCCGAACGGAACCGTCAGCGCCTAAGCTATGCCGACGAGAAGCAGCGTTAGTCAGCTTCACCCTCGCCGCCGTTGCGCCTCCGTCGCCTCAAGGCCAGGTTCACGTCCAACCTGTTGTCCTTGGCTAAGCCGTACCGCCAGTCCAGAAATAGCTTTACTTCCGGCCAATAGCGTCGATTGAAAAACCGTACATCCGGCACAGGAAGGCCTTCGTCTGTGAGCTCCGGCAGTGCAGCCTTGAACTCCGCCGTCGTGACCCCGAGTTCCCTCGCAATCTCGGCTTCCGTCATGAACCTAGCGTCCAAAGGATCGACGTTCATTCGCCCCATCGGCTCTTCCTCCGCTTCTTCTTTGAAGGGTAGAGCAGATAAGGCTCGACGTCCTCGGCGACGAAGGATGGTCCTCGCTCTGCTAGCCCGAACTGAAAATCGAACCATGCCACAACCGCGGGCCAATACCGTTTGTTGGCGAACGCGGCCTCACGTCTCGGAAAGTTTTTCTTATCCTCGTAAGATACTAGAAAATCAGCATTGCCCTGTGGGAAATTCAGCCGCTTCATGAGCTGCTCATCATCGACATACAGGTCTTCGTTCACATATAGCTTCGCCATGAGATTTCCGATTATTACCGGGGCATGTTGCAACTCCTAGCCGTCACGTCAACACGTTCTATAGACCGCTTCAGGTTCTTGCAAAGCGAGAGAGCGATCGGCTACGCCCGGCTCGCCACGGCCGTTGATTTGATTTGTTGTGCACTACGTTCCCCCACTCGAAGACGGAGATCCGGCGCCTGCCTTGCGTCCGTCAGGCCGAAACGCCTGAATGAGCGATAAGCTGCAGCTTCCTATTGCAGTTGTGCGATAACTCGTTTTCGAGCACTCTCGTTGCTCCAGACAACAAAAGAAGGTCAGCTTATGCCGTCGCCTATTCCCCTCCATTATCCGAGGAATAACTCAATGATGGCCGCATCCGGATTCATGGTGCGGGTCGGCAAACGATACTGGCTACTCACGTGCGCCCACACCGTAACAGGCGTAGCGAAAACTCCGGTAAACGCTCTTCACCTCTTCAACGGGGAACTCGTTGTCGTAGGCTCAACAGTGCGAATCCCTTTGATGCGAAATCAGCAGAAGAGGTTTATTGCGCTAGAAATCGCTTCGAGCGGAGAACTCTTAGACTTGATTTCCGTACCCCTTGACGCTGTCGAAGCAATGACGCTGTCGGCATACGGCTCTTACGACGGCGACACTATAGTGCGGCCTGCCGCAGGGATGCATGTTGTAATGGAAGGATTCCCTGGAATGGAGTTCGTCGCCATTCCTGTGCGACAGGCCAACGGCATTATTCAGTTGGTCCAAGGTAACAGTATAAAGCTGTCAGTCCCGAGCGAAGTCGGCTTCTCAGGCGGTCCTGTTCTCTCCGACGGTAGGCTGGTAGGTGTCACCTACGGCGATATAGGTTTTGACGGTAACCTCACCAACGCCCTAGCATACAACCTGTCGACGTTGTCTCACGCACTGTTCGTTTGATGCAGTAGTCGTGATGAACCTGTATGGCGGTAATGGGCACCTGATAAGAGGCTGTTCAGTTAAGACGGTTATAGTCACGCCTTCGATGAGAGAGGTGCCGGATGCCAGAGTTCCCCAAAGACCCAGTCACTACAGCAGTCGAAAAGCTCACACCAGATGGGACGGCACTTGTCATGGGTGTCGGCGGATGGCTGAGTAACGTTTTTGGAAACGTGCCATCAGATCTTGTCGGATACTTTGGCGGCGATAAGCTACGTGCCTGGCGTCTTATGAACATTTTGAAATTAGAGCAGGAAGTAATGCATTACCAGGCACTACTTTCCGATGTCGTTCAAACGAAACCCATTGCTCCGAAAATTTTGCTTCCCGCGCTGGAAGCAGCCTCGCTTGAGGATAGCGACTTTCTCAAGGATCTATGGGCAAGGCTCCTCGCCGCAGCCTCGAGTCCCAGCACAGACTTCGACCTAACTAATATCCACATCGAGACTATGAAGAGCTTTTCCCCTCAAGAGGCTTTGCTTTTCACGATACTTTTTGGCGAAACCTTCAAGAGCAAAGATCCCAATTTTGGGTTCTCTTGGGCTAATCTGTCGAGTCAGGATGAAATGAACGCTCTAGCGCAAAGAGCCGGCATACCGGAGAGCCGTTTCCGCCTGGCTCTCGACAACCTTGATAGGTTAGGCATTCTTAAAGCTGAGCCTAACTCCAACCCAAATGGCCTAACGGTCTCGCCAACTCACTACGGCATTGATTTCTACGTGGCAGCTGCATGTTTCGGGAACTAGGTTGTCCTCAAATACACGGCCCTGCGCCTGCCTGTGCATTCCGCCTCGGTAACGAACAGCCTGTCGGAGTTTGCCGCGATGAGTTCTCTTTTTGGGAGTGAGATCATGTAGGACGCCCGGCGTAAGGCAACGACGCCGACATACCTCTGTTCAGCGTTCACACCGCCCGATCTAGCACTGGGGTCCGCAGCTCTCCCCATTACGCTCAGGGTCTGTCGCCATGAGACTAATGAGCGTGATGCCCTTCTGGGCTGCTGAGATGGGATGCATCCATAAATTCGCGGGCCATCAGCCACAAGCGAACTAGCAGATCTGCTAGTCGATCGTACTGCCCTTCACCGCTATGGTTCGCCGCGAAAGGGAGATCACGATGCACAAAATGAGACCTGAGGACATTCCCGCGTTCGTCGAAGAGGTGGCCGCCACCGGCTGCAACATTACAGCGATCGCCGGCGTGGGCTACTTGATCGGCGACGCCGACCTTCCCGACGAAGAATTTGAGGAAGTGATGCCAAAGCTATCTGAGATTACCGAACGCTACGGAAAACGCGACCACCTTCTTGAGGAGATCACCGAGTATCTCGTTTCGATTGGACGGAGCTTTCCGCTGGCAGAAGTCCAGTAGGTGAATACCGGCAAGCCCGAGAGCGTAGCAAGTGGCTTCTGCGTAACGAATCATTAACATTTTGTAAGTTGTTTCTTAACTTCCACCTATCATATTGACAGGAAGGAACCTATCACTATGATAGGTGTTATGAAACCATACGACCCGATCAAATCAGTTGCTGAATTCCGCCTGACCCCTCGGGTCGCCGAAGACAGGATACACACCGCGGCCAAAGACTCCGGCAACGTACTCTTTGGAGAGCACGCGCTTGAGAGGATGGATGAGCGGGGCATACCCGACGTCCAAGTCTTGGATATCCTACGAACTGGTTTCGTACCAGAAAAACCGGAGAGGACTGAATATGGCGAATGGAAATGTAAGGTCGTCAAGGAGATACGCGGTCGCCGCCAAGCTGGCGTCGTAACCATTATCCTAAATAACGGAAGGCTGTTTATCAAAACAGTCGAGTGGGAAGACCTGAAATGAACAACAACACCCCAATATGGACACACCGTGGAGAGCAGGACAAAGACATCATAAAGTATACTGGCTGCGGGCTGGACGACGTCTACCTAGCAAGCGGCTACGAGCGTATTGATACTCCTTACGGTACGGGCCTAACCATAAGGAACCTAGAAAATCTCCACAAGCAGATTGGCCTCCATCTGACAAAATACCGGAAAGCACTGTCCGGGAAAGAGATCCGTTTTCTCCGACATCAGATGGACTTAACTCAATCTGAAATGGCACGCTTTTTTGGCTGTAACGTCCAGCAGGTTGCGCGCTATGAGAAAGATGCAAATAAACTTACCGGTCCAGCTGACCGGCTGCTCAGGCTGCTCTTTGAGGAGCATACGCGAGAGCAAGGGTCGGTAAGGGAGTTGCTGGAGTCAATTGACTCTATGGATGATGCTCCAGGCGAACACATTGTGTTTGAAGACGTGGATGGCGAGTGGCGCCATGCATGCTGATGTCACTAGGGATCAATATCTCAATGACACATTTTTTGAATGTACTTGAACGTGGACTGAGATCCCGCTTGATCGCGGGATTTCGTGCCACGTGATTGGAGTGATAATGCCGAGTGTTTTCGTAATATTGGCTTTTAACAGCGTGAGTATAACAATGGCTATCGTAGCCGGCGTGTTAGCTCTCAAGGAGAAAGAAGGTTGGGGCTGGTTCCTCTTCGCAGCGCTCCTAACGTTCGGCAGCAGAGCGATGTTCGCCGGTTCGACACCATAGCACTACATTCAAGCAGCGAGGGTGTTGTGCCCCCGCTGCTAAAGTCGCGAGCGCAAGTCTGTGCACCTGTCAGTGCTGTCTACCGCTCGCCTATCCGCTCCCGCTCGACGCGATCAAGCCGCTGCCTTAAATCCATAATGACATCCCTCGCGCCGTAGACGCTGCCCTGAGCCTGCTTCAGTTCATCGACCTGCCGCTGCTGGTCCTGAAAGCGCTGATCGTAGTTCGCCCATATCCTCGTGAGTTCTTCGCGTGGCACTTGAGCGTCACGGACCTCTTTTATCGAGCCCTCCATCCGAGCGCGATCTTCGGCGCTGCGTGCAGTTCGCCACTCCATCTCCTTCTGCGTCACCATTTTATCAACGATGGTTGCAAGTGCTGACGATGTACCGGACGCCTGGCTTTTTGTGTCTTCGCGAATTTGCGTGATGTTGTCCTTGATTGGCTGCAAAGCGAGATAGCCTAGCCCCCCGAGGATAGAGACGGACACAGCGCACAAGCTGATCAAGACCGGCCACTGCGTTTTGGACCCACCACGGATGTCGTCGACCAAGCCCCGGATCTGTGACGCGATCTCGGAGAAGCCTTGTGTCATCCGGGAATCAACTTGGGCGATCTGGCGAGACTGGTTGTCGACCCGCTCCCCTAGCTGTGCGTATTTCGCTTCCGGATCAAACCCGCCGTTGGGCATGTCGTTTCTCCCTGTCATCAGTCCGCATGCCCTTCATATGTCTGCTCATGCGCAGCTGCCGTCTTTGACGGCTAGTTCAGTTGTTTCAGGTCGCACACAGCTGGCCCAAAATCGTGAGGAACGCTCACCTACTTCGGCCGTTCAAGCCAATATCTGGACGATTTTTTGAGGTAAACACGTGTCTGAAACAACACCTTACAGTCTCGTCGTCGATGACGACCCCATCATCCGTATGGACGTCGTTGATATCCTCGTCGAAGCAGGCTTCAGGACGCTTGAAGCAGGTGACGTCGACGAGGCTCTAGTCCTGCTTGAGCAGTACGCCGGTGATATTCGGCTTCTATTTTCAGACGTTGAGATGCCTGGGGAACATAACGGCTTCCATCTCGCAAAAGTATGCGATCAGAAATGGCCACATATTTCTATTATGGTCGCATCGGGACGTTTAAAGCCAGAAGCAGGCGATTTGCCCGACGCTGCGGTATTCATCGGAAAACCGTTCAGCTCAGAACTGGTCTACGACCGCCTTCAGGTGCTTTTGCCGGATGGCGCGAAGCCGGAGCCTCTCGCGAAACGCCTGAAAAATATCTCTCAGTGAGACCGCGGCAAGATGCGCGTCAGGCAGCACAGTATGCGTCACGCGCTGCGTTGTTCCCCCTCGCCTCTGTCTGCGTTTCGGGCGTGTCACGACTCGAATAATTAACGGGCTTCCAAGCGCGGCAGGTGTCGACCGCAATCGACTTCTCAGTCGCGCCGGTATTTGTCGGCAGAATCGATTGGCACCCGACCAGCGGGTACGTCGTCGCGAGCAGAAACGGCAACGTCCACACGCTTGCCGTGAAGGACTTGCAGTTCATTGAGGACCGCCTTTTCGATATCGAGCCTCTCAGCCCGCCGAGCGATGAAGCTGGCGAGCTGAAGGACGAGCTTGAGTGCAGAAAGCCAGGTCATGCTGGCTTGTTAGCCGGGAAGGCGTAGACGAAGGCGGCATTGATGGCCGTCATCAGGCCGGCCGTGATCTGCGCCTGGCTGAAGCCGAAGGCAGTGCACGTCTGCACCTGATCAACGATCGCGCACTCGGCGACGCCGGTCCACCTGGTTGCGACGTAGGCGAGCAGGATGGCAACGAGATTGCCGACCAGCGCGCCGATGAGCTTGCTGTACTGAGACATGCGATTTCCTTTCGAGGTTACAGCTGGGATTGCACCATGGCGCGCATTTGGTCGCCGATTGCGACCGCGCCCTGGATTGAGGGATCGAAAGGCAGGCGGGCGATGTCCCACTTGCCTTTCTGCTTGATGCCGAGGTTCGATTGGACTTCGGCATGGCTGAGGACTGTCTTGCGGCTGACCTTAATGCCGTAGCGCTTGCAGAGCTGCGCCAGGACGTTTGCGAGTTCGTCCCACTGGACGCGCGTGACCGGCTGCTGGCCGGCGCTGAACGGGCTTTCGACGGCGCCTGCCATTCCGCAGAGCGACACACCGATGAAGCCGGTGTTGCAGTTGAGAGTGTGAGCCGCATAGCCGGACTTGGCCTTCGGCAGGCTGTTGAGGTCGATCGAGGGAACGCCGCGAATGTGCTTGCCGTCGCTTTCGATCAGGAGATGGTAGTGCGAACGATCTAGATCGCTCGCCTTGTTCTGGCCGGCCGTCCAGTGGAAGACGATGCCAGTGATCTTGGCATCGGGCATCCATGCCGCGGGGATGGTCTTCTTGCTGATGTCGATCGATGACGCGGGCAACGGTGGCGACAGCGAGGTCGGCGGCGTTGCAGCCAGGCTGCGCAACGTCACCAGCTGATCGAGGGCCGCGTTGATCGCGTCGTCAGCCTCTTTGCCGTAATCACCATCGGCGCCGTATTTTGGCAACGAGAAGCCAAGCGCGAGCAAGCGCTTCTGCGTTTTCTGCAGAGACGAGTTCATGTTGATTTTCCTAAAAATGCCGCCCATCTGGCAGCGGTGGTGGCCTCGGCAGGCTTGCCGTATCTTAACGAAATCCTAATTCTGGATTTCGACGGAGGTGCCGAATGATGGAAGATGAAAACGAGACCGACGAAAGCGCGACAGCGCAGGCCGTGGCATGCCTCAACGAGGTCTCTCGACGCCTGAAAGAACTCTCCGAAGAAGCGGCGGAGCTATGCCGTACGCCGCTAGACGAGACGCCCAGGGCGCATTGAGGCTAGATCTGGCTGTTGTGCTTTTGAACCGCACAGCTAAAGACTGAAACACTGCGGTTGCCTGCCCCCTACAGGACCCCCTTCCTGCAGTAGAGGCTCGGCGCGGCGGATCACGCTTTCAGCGTGCGTCGAGCCTCACTACCTGCTTGGCCAGTATCCCTCGCTTCATGCTGCGCAATAGCCTTGCGGCCCGCAGCGCTCGTGCGACGCGCTGCCATGGTTGATCTCCAATGTTGAGGTGCGTTCCATTATAGGACGACGGCCATGCGCATTTACGGCCCGGTAAGGCTAGACACGCGAGCAGCGGAACATCCGAGTACGACGCGCTTTTGGGATAAAAGGAGGTGCTGATGTCCCATATTTCCACAATCGCCACAGTCGCATTCGCGTTTATTGCCATAGGTATAGTGGCGATAGACTTCCTCGCCTATTGGTGAGCGAGACCGCGTAAGGCATCCGCAAGACATCTTGTACGTAGAAGGGCGATTTCATTCGCGCTCGCTGGATCGCCTTCGTTCAACGTTCCGCGGCCATGCTGAATTGCCGTTCGCTACGTGCCTGTCAGAGCGTCGTTCGGAGTAGAATCCCGTCTGGCGTAAAGCTATCATTCATGAGGGAATTGTACGCAGCGCGAAGTTGGGTCTGGAACTGTGGAAGATTCCTGCTCCGTAAGGAGGACGCAGCAAAATCATTGATAAGCACTTGGCGGGGATAATATCCTATTGGTCCAGGAACCTGAATGTAGACATCTACATCACCCAACGAAACTAGACTGGCTAGGGCATCGCAAAACCAGCGCTTGGAGAGTGGGGCGGGGGCCTTAAAAAGTAAAAAACGAAGCTCCAAGCGCCGATCGACAGTTGAATCCACCCTAATTAAAATGCCTGATTTGTCAGGACGCCAGGCTTCACCAAGTTGGGGAAGCATTCGCCAGCCGCAGTACCAATCTCGGCAAACTTGTGGCCGGGTACTGTAGACCTTACAGCCCACGCTACTTGTAAGATGAGGACATTTCTGATTGGTGGGCTTATCAAGCTCCGGCTGCTTTATCGGTAAGTATCGACAGCATGCCGAACAAGCACCGCAGTCACGCCCATCCACAAGCTTCATTGCATACCTATATGCTGAGAGCGATGCTTCTACTTGCACCGCGGCCGTTGTTTTCCCGTAGAATACTACGACGTCTACTCAAACGGAAATACCCAAATGGGCAAGCGCCGTCCTAAATTGAGCCGTGAGGGAGATCAACTCACTGTCTGTAATGAACCGATTGTAAAGCGCTACAGCTGCGACATCCGCAGTCCCGGTCCAATCTGCGCTGAAGGAGCCTCCGATACGGAACTTGCCTGCGCCGACGACACGTGCTTGCGTGGTGTAGTTATTTGCCGCAGCGGCGCCGCTCGTGAGATTATCCGCTTGGGTTCTGTCAGCCCGGGCGCGCGCAGCGACCAGGTTCCATGACGCCAGCGTTGCGGCCAGATCTCGGCTTGCGGACGACACGGCGGTATTTGTGCCGTCGGCATATCGGGACGCGGTCGACTTCATGATCGTCGGGTTTGACGCGGAATAGATACTTGCACCAGCAGTGCCTGCATTCCCACCACCCACCGAACCGGATCCGAAGTTGCTGACGAACATCGGCGAATGCGCAGGGTCGGCCATCGTATCGGTGCTTTTAACCGCCGCGATGATCGAGAATGCTTCGCTGTCGGAAACGTCTGTCTGAAAGAAGTTGGCACCGCCCTTGAAGCGAAGAAAGGCGCCCTGGTTAGAAGGCGCTCCGATGACGCTTGCATCGACGCCGCCAATGGCCAGATTGCGCCGCGACTCTAACCCGCGATTGAAGAACCACAGACCTAGAAGACCATTTGCTACAGCGGCTTCGAAACCGATTGAAAGAAGGGAGGCATCACCCTCGTAGACCATGATGTCAGTGCTTGCCATGAAAAGTGACCTTTCGAGTTACAGGCTGTTCTGAGCTGCGGCGCCGGCCGCCGCCGCCAGGACTTCAGCAATGGCTGCTATGTTGTAGGGGGCGAGATGGACAGCATCGGAAAGCTCAGCCGTTTGCACGCCGATATCGGACGTTGTCCCAGCCGCCAGTGCGAATCCGGCCTCCTGCGAAGCCATTGCCCAAGTCGGAACTATACGAATATTCGGATTTGCTTGGCTCCGGACAAAGCTTAGCAGTCGGTTCACCACTTCGACATAGCGACCCGACCACAGACCGTCGCGGTCGCTCGACCTTGAGACGGGCGGGAACCAGAGTACAATCTTGGTTGCCGGCTGCGCAGCGAGTATCTGGCCGCATATGATGGTCAGACCGTCCAGGATAGCGGGCCCCAACTCCGATGCGCCTAGATCCCGGATATCGTTCGTTCCGAGACCGATGAACACGACGTTGGGGGGCTCGATCAAGAAGCGGCTGAGGTAATAGGCATAGTCGAAGACATAGCCGTTCCGGACAACGTTCGCGCTGTCGCTGCCGGTAGCTGCGCGCAGGAAAGGATTTTGAGTTTGCTTCGCTGTTTTCTGCGCAGCAAGATACGTGCTTTCCTGACCTGGTGAGACGATTGTTGCGCGGTTCGTGACCGCATACGTGAAGTCGCCGAACTCCCAGCCCTCCCGACCTTCACCGAGAGGGCCAGTCGCATCATTTGCGCCCTGATCCACGCCGGCGCCGTTCAGCGTCCCGACGAGATTGATTGTGTAACCACGCTGAGATGCACGGGCCTTCAAGCGCGCGGCCATTTGCCGGTTCGTGATGCTGTCGCCGATCATCAAGGCACCCAAGGTGTTGCCAGCTGAAGGCGCGACCGGAACGGAGATAGCTGCAAGCGCGGCCTGGTTACGGATATCGGCGCTGACCTCATCCAGCCGCGTTGCCAGGTACGTGGCCGGCCCACACTTGGCGAGATCGACAACCAGGTCGTCATCGCCGGTGCGGCTATAGCTCGCGCGATTACCGCTTTGAGATGCCTCGCTGTAGAAAATTGCCCTGACGCGCGACAGGTCGCTACGCTGCGGCAAGATATTGCGCGCGTAGATGTGGGTCTCATCGCCAGCGAAGCTAACAAGCGTCCCCCCTATGAGTGGCTTGGGATCGAACCCCTCGTTGAAATTCGAGCCGAGGGTTAGCCCCGGAGCATAAAGCGCCGTTCTCGTCAGCGATAAGAACTTCCAGCCCCAGCGGTCACGGATGTGGAAGATCTCGTCGCCGCCGGAAGATCCCATTTCAAAGCCGGCCGTGCTGTAGCCGTTCGACTTCCAATACCCTCGGGCATCGATGTAGGACCATAGAAAGCCGAGCGCATCCTTGATTGCGAAAGGAACCGACTTCAGCCCTTTTGCGATGAGCGAGGACCGTTCGTCGACCTCTTCGTCAATGTTGGCCTGGAGCCCCAATGTGTCCACGAGATCACCTGTGCGAATCCACTCGGAACCGTCCCAGAGATACTCGCCTTTGTCGGCGCCGGCAGTCACCTGACCAGGCTGTCCGGTGCGAGAACCGGACCCGAGCCCAGCTTTCGACGTCGCGCGCACGAGACCGGCTGCAGCGCCCGATAGCTCGCTTTCGATGACGGGGCCTAGGCGTCGCGCCGCAGCCTTGTCCACTTCGTCAGGAGCTGAAGAAGGACCGTCAGCAAAGGTATTTTTGAAGGCTTCAATGATGTTGCCCATTGTCGGACTTCTCTCCATGCGTGTTCGCTCCGGCGATGGGCCAGAGGGATAAAGAAAGGTTTGTGCGGCGATCAGGCGCCGGCGGGGCGGTACGCGACGAGGCGCAGCGGGATGGTCAACGTCTGGTTCAGGCCGACGGCCGGGATGACGTGGTAGATCTCTACTTTGCCGCTCTCCGGAACGAAGCCCGCCGTTTCGATCATCACGCCGCCGATGAGCGCAGCGCTACCCAGGGTGACAGGATCGCGGCGGTGGGCGTAGACGCGGTCACCGTAGCGGGCCTGTCCAATGATCGGATTGTCAGCCGCCAAGAAGGTCTTTGTGCGCGGCGCTAGATTGAGACTTATCATGCTGGAATAGGTGATGACGACATCGGCAATCCAGGCAACCTTTGAAGCCTGCGCCTCCTGCTGGACAGTCAGAGCGACGTTCTCAGCAGACTGAACCATGGTCCTCCAATCTACCTGCGTATCCCGAGCCATCACGCCACCCTCCGTAAGGAAACGTTGTCGACGCTCATGTTTCCGGCGGCTGTCGAATAGAGCGCAAAGGCGTTGTTGCCGGACACCGCCACCAAGGTTTCCGTGAATGTCCCGTTGGACGTTCTTGCCGTTCCAGAGACTGTTGTGCCGCCAGTGAAGCGCGCCGTGACGCCGCCGACTGTCCGGCCAGAAACGGTGTATGTCACTTCATAAGTCGCCCCGACAATGAGACTGACAGGCTGCGACAGTTCAGCAGCTGTGCCGGCCGCGTGGGTCGCGACGCCACTCGCGATCGACCAGCCTGTCCCCTTCGTCCATACCGTGTCAGAGGCATAACTTCCGATGCTGATGAGTTCCGGCCCGAGAACGTCGACATCGAGCATTCCCGGCGCCGGGGAGATGACCCCAGACGCGTTGCGAGAAAAGAACCAGTACCGCCAGTGGCCATAACCCGGGCCGTCTGGATCAGCGATCGAGATGACCTGATTTGGCGAGACGCGGTAATCGCTGTTGAGCTGTGTTGCTTGCGCGAAGGTCTGGATGCGAGTTCCGCGCTTGAAGCCAAGATAAGCGGTGTTGTCGTTCGCAGCGCGTGCGCTGATGGTCGCGACCGTTCCGCTGACAGACGACTGCAGGTCGGTCGGAGCTGCCGGCCCGTTAGGATCAGCCAGCGCCGGGATGTTCTCGACGATCGCTCTTTCCGACGCAGTGCCACCGGCTTTGCGCCATTCAACCGAGACGTCATAAAGCGCTCCGTCTACCAGACCGATTGCTTCCGCGCTCAGATCGTCTTCGTCGACGCTCATCGGCTTCCACTTGTTCTGATCAGCAAGCGAGATCTGCGCGAATGCCGTTAGATCGTCTCGGCTGGGATACGGGTCCCATGTTGCCGTGATGACTGGGATCTTGTTGCTGCCTGACACCGCACGAGATCCGCCGACGACGACGAGATTGGCAGGCGGATCGAGGTCCGAGTCTTCGGTGCTAAGCGGTACCGGTGGCGGCGTGCCTTCCTCTGCAGACGAGAGGTCGTACATGGAGGACGAGCAGCTGCGCACCTCCATCATCACGGTCATGCTTTCATCGTCTTCCTGATAATCCTCGATTTCGAACGCCTCGAAGTCGATGCCAAGCTCCCTGATCTCCAGAAAGATGCGCCGCTCGCCACGCGCTTGAATGCCGAGAAGGTCGGTGACGATCTTGCCCTGCCAGCGAGCCGAAGCACGGCAGTAGCGAAGTTTCTGGACGCGCCGGCCGTGATGATGGTTCTGGATCTCGTAGGCTTCGATCGGGATCGTCCGTGTGCCCTGCGCGCTGATGTCTTCCTCGTCGCGCCACGGGTCGCAGCTCGATGCGGAATAGCCCGTGAGCGGGTTCGTGTATTCGAGCGTCACCTCGTTTGCTTCACGCAGCGGACCGCTCGAGTCCGACATCTCGTAGCTGACGATACAGCCATCAGGGATGCGGACAGTCGGCTCGACCCAGATGCCGGGATGAACGCCGATCTTGCCGTTGGCCTTGAGATAGATCCGGCTGTCGGTAGCCGTTTCCATCCGCTCGATGATGTCGGCAGGCTCCGTCGTCAGGTCATAGGAAAGCTGGCCATGATAGCGCGGTACGGTGCCCCCGCCGTTCGTCGGCAAGATCTCATCGCCGATTTCGGCCGCGACCGAGAAGTCGTCGTCGTCGAAGTATGCAGGATCGATGCCCGCACCGTCAGGGTTTCCGAGGTAGTCGAGATAGATCAGGTTGAGGTTTGCCGTCCATCTCTGCACACCGTCGCGGGGATCGCGAACAATGCCATCGCGCCGCAGACCTTTGTACTGCGGATGTCGGTTAGGGTAGATCGAGTTGAAGTCTTCCTGCTTGGCACCTCTGGCCGTGATAGCTACCGAGATGCAGCCGTCGCCCCGGTTGGCTTCGCTCCATATCTCAGGGAACACCGCTGCGATGCTCTGGTAGTGCGTCTCCAAGGCAAGGCCCTTACGGGTCTCGATGCGGATCTTACCGCGAATAGGCTTGGCCGGAATCCAGCCCTCCGCATCGAGCACGACCGGCCGATCGTCGATGTAGTGCTCGACAAACTCGAAGCTTGGACCTTCGCCAAGGTAGATGACCATGTAGAGGCCACCATCGCGCGAGCGACGGAAGGCAAACCCACCGCCGGTCATCACCAGACCGTAATGCTTACGACGCGGGAGGACAGACTGATTGAGGGTCGACTTGACGTCCTGCGGCTTCAGGTTCGTAGGCTTCGGGCCGAATAGGGCATTGGCGGCGTAGCTCAGACCGAGGCCGATTGCACCTGCAACCAGGTTGCCCGCGAACGTAAGAGCGCCACCGGCGCCCACAAGTCCGGGCACTCCGACTGCGGCAATGAAGCCGACGACTGCAGCTGGCATCAGATTCTCCAGGCTTTCAGGTGGCCGCAGCGGTAGCCGGCGATGCCGCGTTCAGATTTGACAAGCCACCGGCCTGAAGGCCCCATGATTGCACCGAACATCAAGCCATGCGCCGCAACGACGCCGATATCGCCAGGTCGCGGGATATCGACCTCGACAGCGGCAACACGCGCTGCGCAGCCGGTTACGACGGCAAGCATGCCGCCTTCGCGTTCGACGACAGCGCGGCACTCGTTTTCGGTATGGTAGCTGCCGCGCAGATGCGGAGCGGGATCGACGCCGTGCTTGAACCGCCACCAGTTGGCGATCGTCATAGCGCAGTCGCTCTCCGACCAGACGTGATCCGATCGGGCCGCTTCAGCCAGGAATGTTTCGAGCATTAGAAATCCGGGAAGGTGATGCGGCGGGTATCGATACCCGGTGTGTCATCTGCAAAGGCATCGCCGGGATGCCGGTTGCGCTGATCTTGCGGCGTCAGGTAGGCGAACTTTGCCCGCTTCTTTGCTGAGAACGGGCTCTCTGCGGATATCGACACCGTGCGAACGAAGCCGCCATCGCTCGCCTCGCGCGTGGATGTCAGCTTGCGCATCAATCCGAATGAGACAGCGAATGGGTTGTCGAGGAGGCCCCACTCTTCATCGAAGAACTGATCATAAACGACAGCGGCGCGATTGAAGTATTCGGTCGCCTCGCCCTTTGCCTTCGCGGCAAAGGTATCGTCGACCCCGGAGAGGGTGAAGATCAGTTCCGGCGCCTTGCCGCCCATCGTCGATGCAACGCCGGAGATCTTGCCCAAACCGCCGACGCCGAGCCACAGCTTGTCGTCTTTCGTCACGAGCGCGCCGAAGCCGTTCCACAGCCCCATGCGCTCGCTGACGAAATCCATCTCAAGCAGCCTTGCCTTGCGGACAGACCGGCCGGCGAGATGCGCCTTGATCGTCTCAGGAAAGTCCATTCCAACTCTCCTGCAGTTCGATTGAAGGTCGCCCCCAACGTCCCATGTCGAGCGAAAGCTCACCACCGTCTGGAGACGCAAGGTTCATGACCAGCTTTGGATCCGCGAAATCGACCTCGTCCCCTGCCGAAACCGGAGCCCGCAGCGTAGGCAGAAAGCGAACTGTCGCAGTGTTGCCCTCCACCTCAGGCGGCTTGGTGATCATGTACATACTTGGCCGGATGCCATCGTAGACCGTGAAGTACATCCCGCGTTTCAGTGGGCCAGCTTCGTCAATTGTGAGCGTGGCCGATGTTGCGCGAAGCGCAAGGCTGGTTTTACTGCGCACCTTGATCGACGACTGGCTGTACCCCGAACCGTCAGAAAACAGCGATCCGTCAGAATGACGAATGCCGCCAATCACCGGTGGAAGCCCGCTGTGAACCGGCGCCCGCAGATGATCGAACGGACCGATGACAACATCTTCCAGCCCGCCTTGCAGATCCGCGATAATCCCGCGCCATTCCAGAACCTGGTCTGTCGTGACCACCGGGAAGTCAGACAATGCCCCGACCCAGTAGCCAGCATCGGATGCCACCATCTGCTTTCTGCCAGAGAACGTTGTGGGACCTGTCACCAGCATAGGCTTGATGCGGAACATCACCTCGACCGGGATAAGAAGTGAAGACCAATAGATCATCTGTCACCTCCATCCGTTTTGCTGAGCGTAGGAAATCTGACGGTTGTTGTCCTTCATGGCCTGCCTGATGAGCCGCACAGTGTTCTCCGAGGCATCACCTTGGATAATGATGTCACCGCCGCGGACACTGCCACCAGCACTGCGCTGGTTCTTAGGATCGTAGATATCCACCTGCTCGGAGGGCTTCTTACGGAAAGCGACGACCTGACTGTCTATACCGGACACTTTCGCAGCGCCGCCTGGCAGAATAGAACCGCCCTGCGCAAAGCCGAACAACGATTTGGCAATGCTGCCGAAGATCGAGCCAAGCCCACCGCCGCTCCCGCCTGTAGCCGCAGCGCCACCGCGGCCAAAGGCATTCGATAGCGCCTTGAGCCCATCGTTGAGCGCAAAGTTCGCGAGCTGCTTCACAAGCCCCTTCAAGGCCTCTTTCGCTGCGTCGCCGCCTTCAACGAAACCGGCGAACACATCCCCGATCGACGAGCCGAGCGTCTGACCGAGCTGATCCAGGCTGGACAACTCTGTCCCGACTTTCGTAGCAGTATCACCAGCGACACCAACAACCTGCCCCTGAAGACTCGTCATGCCGTTTCCGAGACCCTGCATCACGTTAACGCCGACTTCATGCATAACGCGTGAGGGAGAATGGATACCGAGAGCGCTCTTGACGCTGGACGAGATCGACGTGCCGATGTTGGCAACGCCGGCCTTCACCGTTTCCCACTTAGCCTGAATTCCCTGCCAAAGTCCGTCGATGATCTGCCCACCAATCGCGATCATCTGGCTTGGCAAGTTCGAGAACGCCGCGACGATATCCGTCGCCATCTGTTTCACGCTCTGGATCAGCTCTAGCACCTTAGCCGTAAAGCCGGGAATGATCGTGTCGGCGATCGCGCCGAAGGTCTGCCAGAAGTTGTTGAGCAGAGCGAGCGCGCTCGTCCAGGCGCCTGCAAAGTCGCCCGTTAGGGCCTGCGCTATGCCGGTCGCCATCAACCGTGCATTCTCAAGTAAGCCCGTGAGCGATACCTTCATAACCGCAATGGTAGTTTCCACGGCAGCAGCAACCGCGGGGAACGACGCCCGGACCTGATCCCAATTCGTATAAAGCGCGGTGGCAGCAGCAGCGAGTGCTGTGACAGCCGCAACGCCAGCGATGACAGGGGCGCCGATAGCGGCGACAGCCGACACGAACAGACCGACTGCGACCATGACAGGACCAAGGACTACGCCGACGCCTGCGACCACCGTTCCCCACTTCAAGATTTCTGGGTTTGTTTCCGACAGCTTGTCGACCAGACCTCCGAGAGCGCTAACCAACGAGGTCGCAAAAGCCAGAAGGCCGCTGTTGGCGATCGTGATCGAGAGCGTTTCCAGTGCTCCAGTCAGCTTCTCCAGTTCGCCGTTGAAACCTTTCATACGCGCAGCCGACTGCTCATTCGCGGATCCTGTTCTGGCGACTGTCTCCGTCATCTTGTTGATGCCGGCCGCACCCTGGTCCGCGAGCGCGATAGCAGTCCGCATGGCATCAATGCCGAAGATTTCTTTGACAGCATTATTCCGTGCTTCATCGCTCAGTCCCGCTAGGCTGGTCTTCAGCTCTTCCGCGATCGCCGACATGGATTTCATCGACCCGTCGGCATTGAAGAATTCGAGCCCGAGATCCTTCATGGCGCTCTCAGCAGCAGCACTCTTCGGCACGAGGGTTGTCAGAAACGTCTTGAACGAAGTGCCGGCGTCGGAGCCACTATTGAATACTGACGAGGTAGCGGCGATTGCTGCATTGAACTCTTCGAGACTGACGCCCAGTGCGCCGGCCACGCCCCCGGCCTGCCCCAACGCATCCTTGTAATCATTGAAACCAAACTGGGAAGAGAGCGTCACATTGGTGATGCCGTCGACGACTTTGCCGAGGTCCTTCACCTCAATCTTGAACTGCGCCATGACGTTGGTTGCAACGTCAGCCGCGGTGGCGAGATCACCGCCCGTTGCTTCGGAAAGCTTGATCGATGCTGAAGCCGCCCCGTTCAAGATATCCTCAGCCGAGACGCCGTTCTTCGCCAGCATCTCCATCGCGTCGGCGGCTTCGGAAGCAGATTTCGACGTGTTGGCACCAAGTTCCAGGGCCATCTTCTGCATCTGCTGAAACTGGTCAGACGACGCATTGGTCGCAGCCTGGACGCGGTTCATGGATGCTTCGAAGTCGCCGGCAGTCTTGATCGTCAGCGCACCCATGGCCGCAAGCGGTGCAGTCATGTAGGCCGACATATTTTTGCCGGCAGACTGCATCGACTTGCCAACGCCGCTCAGGCTGGCTTGCGCCTTTTTCAGCCCATTCTGAAACTCAGCACTGTCTATTCCGAGGTTGACGCGAAGCGCACCAATGACCGCACTTGCCATATTAGACTTCCTAATTCATGTTCCGCGCAGATGAGGACGAGGAGGCTCGATGCGCTATTTGATTTTCGCGGCCACGACTGTTTTGCTTGCGTCGCCAGCTAGCGCCCAGTCGGGACCTCCGAGGTACGATGTCGCGAAGTATTGCGAGAAAGTAGCCGCTTCTATCGGTGGTTCTTCCCAGATCGAGAACACCTGCATCCGACAGGAGCAGTCAGCCTACAACACACTCAAAACAAGCTGGCCGAACATCCCGTCGAAGGTGACAAGATACTGCGACAAGGTTGCAAGTTCCGTCGGCGGAACCTACGCGATTTTGGGAACATGCATTGAGCAGGAGACCAAGGCGTCATCCAGCAAGCCTGGGTTTCGGTATTGAGAACTCTTGGCTTGGCGATCGTAGCCATACTCGCAGCCTCTCCCGCATCTAGTGAAGGGCCTGCGATCGGCAGAGCCTCCGTAGTCGATGGCGACACTATCGACATTCAGGACGAACGGATTCGCCTGAATGGCATAGATGCTCCGGAGAGCCGGCAAACCTGTTCGGACGCTACCGACAGACCCTACCGATGTGGGAAAACTGCCGCCGAGGCTCTTGACCTGTTTCTGGCTGCCTCTCGCCCCACTCGTTGCGAGTTCATAAATCGCGACAGATATAAGCGTTTTGTAGGCAACTGCTTCAGAGCAGATGGGCAGAGCGTGGCCGCTTGGATGGCACGAAACGGCCATGCCCTCGATTGGCCGCGTTACTCTAAGGGCGCCTACGCCAGAGATCAGGAGGCAGCCAAGGCTGCCGGCATAGGCGTATGGCAGGGCACATTCGAAAACCCATGGGACTGGCGCAAGAAACACTAACGTTTCTGTCGAGAGCCTAGCCAGCTACGGGTGACGGTTTCGATCTGGTCAGCCGTCATCTTCTTGTCGCCCGAAGATTTCTTGCCGCTGCTCAGTATGCTTTCCAGCTTGGGAAGCTTTTTGAGACGGGCCATTGCTTCGATGTGCCAGGCGAGCGACATGCGCTCGTCCCGCTCCCGGGTTCGCATATCGGTAACACCCTTCAAGACGGCGTTGATCTCGCGAAGAGTGAGCCGCCAGAACAGCTCATACTGTTGCCCCGCCTCAACCCAGGCGGAGATAAGCGACGGCCAGACTATACTGCCGCCGCCTTCCGCGGGCGCGAGCCGGGGTCCTTCTTCGTTAAGGCCGGCTTCTTTGGAAATGCGAGCTGGAAAGCTTGACCGATCAGCTCACCAACACGCTGCACGCCGACATCGTCGATCAGGTCGTTGCATTCACGAATGGTGAGCTGATCGTGTCGATGCTGCAGGGCGCCCCAGAAAACTGCCCGCATCAACGTAAGGCTGGCTGTCTTCGGGTTCTCCAGCGCCTGGCCAACCTCCGAAATGCTCTTGCCGGTTTCCGCCTCGATCTCGCACATAGCACCTGTCCCGATCTTCATCGTCCAGGTCTTGCCAGCAGCCTCGAAGCTGACTTCGCCTCTCTCCTGGTTTGCCATTATGCGGCCTCTCCCCAAACCTCTTCACCGGAAACGGCGACGGTGATGGTCGCGGTCATGCGATCGTCGAACGGAACCGACTTTTCATAGCCGGTGATGGCGCCGCCGAACGTGACGGTTACGCCATTCGGGAACGTGATCTGGTGAGGCGTGGTCTCGCCGGAACTCATCAGCGTGCGCAGGATCTCATCCGTCGCGCTGCCGGGCACCCAGTTGATCTCGAACTCGGCTTCGCCGCTGTCGATCATGCCGGCGATGTATTCTCGCCGCCGGCCGGGGCTGAGCATGTGGGTTGCCTCGATGCGGTCCGCCGTGGACGCACCAGGCGTCACGCTCATCACTTCCGCGATGGCCGTGAACATAGGAGCGGTAGCGGTCGCCTTGATGCCGTACTGTGTGCCGTAGCCGATGCGAGCTTCAGTCATTGTCTTATTCTCCGTGTAGAACAGTGATGTCGATGGAAATGCGGAACAGGCTGCTGACCTCTCCCGCGTCCGCTGCGGAAAGGCTTCTTTCGCTCTCGACGAAAACCCCTTGGATGGTTCCGCCCTGGTATCCGGACACCAAGGCGATCACGGCTTTGGCGAGCGCGGTCGCGTCGGTATATTTGTCCGCGTAGCAGTCCATCTGGACGCGGCTTGATACGAAGCCGGAAGGCCCCTGCATGTGATAGTTCGGCTGTCCGCCCACGCGGTTGAGCACAACAAACGGTCTGGCAACCGTTTGCGGGGCACGTCCCCAATGTCGGCGCCCGCCAGCGACCGACGCCAGCAGATCAGTCAGAGCCTGTTCCATCACTTGCCCCGCGCTCCTTTGCTCGCGACCCGCGCCGCCGACTTTTCAATTTCGGTCCAAAGCAGAAGCGTGATCCGCTCCAGCGCTGCATCCTTGGTCGAATCCCAGGCGGGCCGCATGAAAGGCTGCGGTCCATGGCGCTCGTTACCGAACTCCTGCTGGACCCCTGCAGGGTTATTCGTTCCAACGAACATCTCCTGAAAAGCCTGGCCGCCTTGCTCCCGGTGCAAGGACCGCTGGCGTGAATTCAACTTCGTCGAGACGTCAATACTTTCGAGCAGATAATACTCAAGGTGGGGCGCCCGCCGGCGAGCAGCACTGGCAATCAGTTCGCCACCTTCAAGGAGAACCCGCCGCAACGCCGCTTTTGCCGTGGCCTTCGGCAGTTGCCCAAGCGCCCTGTCCACCTCTTTCAGGCCGAGAATTTTTACAGTGATCTTTGCCATCAGTCGGCATCCCGTGAGGCAGTGATTTCGATAAAGCGATGACGACCCTCATCAGCTTCCTTCACGCCCTTGATGTCCCAGACCTTCCCGTCGTGCACGATCTGATCAACAGGCGTGACCGAGCGGGTGACGGCACTTGAGCGGACCGTGAACCGGGCGACGATGAAAGAGCCAGTCTGGCCGGCCGCTATATACTCGATTTTTTGACTGTCGGAGGCATCGCGACGCCGCGCCCATACCTTCGCGAGATCATCCCAGACCTCGATCGGTTCATTGAGAGGACCGGCCGTAGTTGTAGAACGCTGGAGCGTGATCCGTCTGTCTAACTCGTTCGCGGTAATCATGCGATCGCAGGGTCCCTGAGCCGATACAGAAGCGCTACGACTGGGTTTTTAGGGTCTCCGGTGCCTAGCCCGGACAACATCGTAGCTTCCGCGCTGTCGTCGAGTAGGCTTTGGACCACCAGCATGACGGCAGCGGAGACGCGGCCTGGCACGGTTTCGTCAGTCCAGCCATGCGCCGGTTTTTTCAGATAGCCGACGACAGCGTCTTCCGCCTGCCGGATCTTGAGCTCAATATCAGGAACGCGCTCGTCGCCGTCGATGAGGTCGAGGCGCAGCGCGAGATTGACTTGAGCGAGGGTCACGAGGGCCATGTCATTCCCCCCTGGCTGGAACGCCAACGCGAACCGGCTGCTGGGGCTTTGCATCCTTGACGACGCCGTCTTTGCCGTCCCTGCCCTTCTTGGCGCAGAGCGTCCAGTCCTTCGAACCGTCTCCGGGCTTGCTGTCGGTTTTGTCGGCATCGCAGTGCCACAAAGAGCCGCCCCAGGTGACTGTATCGCCCTTGCTGTATTGACCTTCAGTGAAAACGCCGCGGTAAATCATGACTGGGAAGCCGAGCTCGACGCTGTAATCGAGATCTTTGCCAACGAACGACAGGAGCACCGTCCGACCGTCATCCATGACCTTCGCGTCGAAGTTCTCGAGGTTGAAGCCATCGCGCCCGGGCTTGCCATCGTCGCCCTCCTTCCCGACCACCAAACCGAGCTTCTGCACTTCGCCGTTCGAAAGCGTGACGACGAGTTCGCCGCTGCGATCGATCAGGGCGCCCGCAAGTCCGATTGCTTTCTCAGGCGCCGGAAGAGCTGCGACCGCGGCGTCAACAGCCGTCTCGACAAGGGCCGCGATGTCCGGGAGCTCCGGCAGATCGGGAATGTGTGGCGGCTCGATCGCTTCGACAGCGGACTTCAGCGCTGCGAGGTCGGCGGAAAGGTCCACCTGTGCCGGGATGCTTTCGAACCGTTTCTCAAGGTCTTCGAGCCGAGACAGGATCGGGTTCATCTGCGCCTTAACGACAGCAGCCAGTTCCGAGCCGATGGCTTTTGCGTCGATCATGCCGACATGCCTTTCTGAAATGACAGCAGGAGTTCAGCAGTCGCCGCTCGCTGTTGCGCGGCCGCAAGGGCCGCATCGTCTTCGGGTTTGGCAGTCGGCTCCGGCGATGGCTTGGCGGCGGTGCCGAAAGGATCCTCTTGCGCGTCACGTTTTGCCAGCGCCTCGAGGCTGAAATTCTGTTGTTGGAGCATTGGGCTGTTGCCGCCGGCGGCCGGCTTGAGATCGAGCTTCTTGCGCTGCTCGTTCGGAGACATGATGCCCTTGGACTTGTCGAGCACTTCCATCTGCGTGACGCTGTCCATGCGCAGGAGGTTGTCGGTATCAAACTCGGTGCCGACACCGTCTTTCATCTGCAAACCTTCGTCGAGGCAAAGCTCGGCGGCCTCGATCAGCACCTGAAGGCACTGCGAGTAATATTCGACGTTCAATGCCTGCACGTTGTTGTTCGTCGGCATCACACCAACGCCAATCTTGTAGGGCGGGACGTGGTAGGTCGAGCAGACAACTTCCGCCGACCACTTGAGCTGTTCAATGAGCTGGGCGTCGACCGCCTTGGCCTTCATCGGATCGTATTTCAGGCCGTCGCCAAGAACGGCCACCTTGCCGGAATTTTCACCGGTGAAATTGTTGTCCCAGTATTCCTTGATGCGAGTAGCGGTTTCGTCTTCGATTGCACCGGGAGCAGTCAGGACGCCGCCAGGCGTGGCGCCGTTCTGGAAAAAGAGCGCGCTGTCGTTCTGAATCGCGAGCCCTTGCATCGCGGCGAGGCCGCCAGCGAAGATCGGAGAAAGGCCGACAAGGGGATGATAGAAGCAGTTGAACCGGTCGTGGATGATCTCTTTTGCCGGGACAATCACGCTTTCGGAGACGCCGGCGAGTGCGTCAGTGTTCAGCTGGTAGAAAACGTCCCCACTGTCCGACACCAGCGGCATGACGAGGCCCGGGTCGAGGACAAATAGCTTGACGACAACGCCGCGTTCGTCGCGCGTCTTGAGCACGTAGGTATTGCCGCGCTGGAGCTTCGACAGGATCCAGCTTTCCATGAACTGGATTCGATTCTGAAAATGGTTCGGCTTGCGCAGTACTGGCGAATAGGCGGCATTAGTCACCTCGGACCAGATGCCATTATCATCGCGCTGCACGAGCTTTATACGCAGCTTCGCTATGTCGGAGGCGATCAGCGTGCGGCATGCGAAGTCGGCATGATTGGACAGAACGCTATCGTACTTGACCTCGACATTGTGCTGCCAAGCGCCCGCGTAGCTTTCCATCACGCCAAACCATCCGCGACGGCCTTGCGCTACAGGCGAAACAGCCTTCGTGGTCGGCCGGCCGATTTCGAGACCAAAAATTCGCATCAGGAAGTCGCCTTGTCGGATGTTCTGCGCTTGCTCGTCGCCTTCTCTGGCGCGTTGGGTTCAGGCTCTTCCGGTGTAGCCTCCGGCTCAGCAGCGCTCATGTCACTGCGCTCATAGCCGAGCTTTCCGAGGATCGTCGCGAAACGCGGGTCTCGCGCGCGCAAAGCTCTCGTCATGTAGGACTGAGATTTCATCGAGCTCTCCTTTAGGGGATACCGGCCGCGAGCGTTTCGCGACCGGCTCATGTTCGGAGCGTCGTTTAACCGCCGGCGCCAGCGTCGACCGGGTTGCCCCACGTGATGTTGTCCATCCAAGCGACCGCCGAAGCGCGACGGCGTGCCCAGTTGATGGTGCGCTCGGCACGGAAGGCAACGCTGTTGGTCTGGAACATTGAGACCAGTTCCGCCGGAGTCGGCGTATCCGAGTCGTGGCTCGGTGCGCTGTCCATCTCGAGCGACGCCTCGGTGGACATGGCGATGTCGACGCCGCCCTCGTCTGCAACCCAGATGTCCTCGGCATTCACCAGAGCGACATAGTCCGTCAGGTAGTTGGACACGACGACGGGCAGTTCGAAGAACGTCCCGCCTTGCATCGAAATGCCGGGGAACTCACGCTGACCGAGCGGGTTCAGCATCATCATGAGCCGAAGCGCGTAGGTCGCGGACATGACCCAGACACCAGACTGCAAAGCATTGTTCGCCGCTACGAAAGCGCCGATGAGAGCCTGCACGTCCTCCCGCACGCCATCGGCGCCCGTTGCGCTGCTGTTGAGGGTCGCCGTGACGCCGTTGAGGATCGAGCCCGGGCGTACGCCAGCAGACGGCGCATTGGTGGGATCAATGAAGGACAGGTCCGAACGCTTCGCGATGGCCTTGGCCAGCGAGTTGCGGATCAGGATGTCCGACGACGGCGAGCTGTCCCGGATCAGTTCCATCGTCTGGACGGCGATGGTTGCGATCTTGAGCGGGTTCAACTCGGTGCGGCCGGCAGTCATACGGGTGAGCGGCTTGGCCTTGCCTTCACCAACCCACTGCGCATCGCTCTCCGAGGCTTCGCTGATGAGCGGGACGCGGAAGGGAATGCGGGTCAGGCTGGGAATGTTGCCGGTTCCGAAGCGTCCCAGGACCGTCATCGGGCGAAGGAACTCGACAAAGTCGGCAAAGCCGCCTTCGTTGCCGATCAACTCGCTGGTGTTGCTGGTCGTCATTGCCGAGACAGCTGCCTTGACGATGTCGATCAGATCGGGGTCGGTCTTGCCGTAGAGCTGCTCGGCAACGCCCACGATCGGCTGGTGGGTTTTGGTCGAGATGGCAAGGCACTTCGCGTAGCGAGCGAAGCGGATGCCCTTGTCCGGTTCGTTTGCCTTGATCTGAACGCCGTTGCGCAGGGCAGTGCCGAGTTCCGACGTTTTGATCTGGTTGACAACAACCGGCTTGGCGTTCGCGGCCAGCATCTTCTCCATCGTGCGGAGACGCTTCAGGTCGCCATCAATGGCGTCGACTTCGCCGGAGAGGGTATCGAACTCTTCCTGTTCGGCCTGGTCAGTGGAGCGGCCTTCGTCCATGGACTTCTGCATGACGTCCGACATGCGTGCGGACTTTGCCTGCCGAGAGGCTTCCAGCGCCGCGATCTGTTCTGCAACGGTTTTCATATCCGTGTTTTCCTTCGGATTGAGATTGACTGAGTGCTTGGTTTTGCCCGTGGCGCCGGGAGGTGCAGGCCGATCATTCGCCTTCGGCTCTTTGCCTGTCGCGGCGAGCAGAGGGCGGTCGATCGACTTGATGGTGGAGATTTTTGCGTCGGCGTTTGCCGGCACGGTGACGAGCGAGAGCTCGAGCACTTCGGACTTGATGAACCTGATGCCGCCGTCGTCCATCCATGCGTGCTCGATCGAGCGGAAGCCGATGGAGACGGCGCGGACGAGGCCTGCTTTCAGCTCGCCCCAGGCTGTTTCGATGCGATCCCGTAGTGGACCGGCTTCTTCGATCTTCGGGAGCCTAGCTTCGAAGGTGATGCCGTCTTTGGTGGGTGCCTCAAAGGTCACGGTCCCGACGGGCTTGTCGTGGTCGTGTTGATGCAGGAGTGGCATGGGGTTCTTGAACTGGACGCCCATGGGTTCGACGATGTCCCCGACGCGATCGGGATTCGGCGTTGTTGCGACACCGCGGATCACGCGCTGATCCTCCTCGACGGCTTTCACCGTCAAGACTGAGTACATCCTGTTCATGTGATGGTTCCTATCTACCGACTACCAGCATCTGGAATTGCGGCTTGCGCTTTGGCTCGGGGTTTCGGCTCATCACCGTGACCGCGTTGAAAAGCGCCATGGCGAGGTCGATCTTCGCATCGCCGGCGTTCTGCTTTGTGGCTCTGATGGCCGTCGCCGTTGGCTCGATCTTCAGGTTGCCGACGCACCACTGCATCAGGCCGGCGCCAGAATGGCGCAGCGTTCCGTTGGCGAGTTTCCGTTCGGTGGTCTTGATCGCATTCATGAGCTGGTAGCCCTGCGGAACGCCGATCAGCAGACCCTCTTCCTCGGTGATCCCAATCTCCGCCAAAGCCTCTACCATCTCCCCAAGTCCGGCCGGGTCGACCGCCACACAGGCTAGCAGTCCAGCGTCCTTGATCTGCGCAATGATTCCGACAATCTCGGAAATGTCGTCGAGTTCGTCGTCGACGATCGTCAGTTCCTCAGCCCGGGCAAAGTCGAGCAACTTGCTGGCAATCGACTTCCTGCGCTCCAGCACGCCATTGTGGCACCAGCCACGAGCCCAGCAGAGCCACTCGCGAGTTTTCTTGTGACGCCCGACCAATGCCAGGCCGAAGAGGTCGTCGAGACCGCCACCGTCGAGCCCCGGCACGATAACGTCGCAGTTTGCCAATAGGTATTCGAGCGTGACCTCTTTTCGGCCCCTCGCCTGCCAGAGGTCTGCACCCGGCCACCGGTTCGATCGGAGGTTCATGCCGATCTCAATGTTCAGGTGCTTGGCGAGGAAGACGTTGCGCGTCTCCGGGCCTTTCTCGCGCTCTTTCACCAGTTCGTCGGCGATCCATTTCCGGCCCGAGTCCAGATGCCCCAGATAGGGGTTCGTGATGTAGAAATTCTCCGGCCGCTGATATTCGCCGTTGCCGATCATCGCGTCAGGAAACTCGTAGATCACTGGTAGAAATTTCGGATCGTCTACCTTCCCGTCGCGCACGTTGCGCGCATAGTCGAGTTTGTCCTTGAACACGCCGGCGGGCGGCGCGTCCGACTGGGTAGTGATCGAGATGAGGAACCCCTCAGGTCTCGCAACGAGACCGCCAGCGGCTTCTCTCATCATCGCGTCGGCCTTCGCCTTGTTCCCGAACTCCCATAGCTCGTCGACCAGGACGAATGCCGCCTTGTTACCCGCTACGGTGCCGGCATCCGCCGCCAAAATTTGCAGGGTCGCACCTGTCTTCAGATGCTTTATCGTCCTCTGATGATCTACGACGTGCAGGAAGCCCTCTTCTGCCGCGTTCAATTCTGGATCCGCCCGGATCATGTCGGCAGCAGGCTTGAAGCTGTTGTTGGCCGCTTTAATCGTCGGCGCCACGATGATCAGTTCGTTCGACTGCCGCCAGTTCAAAATCAGCGCCGTGAGCATGATGCCCGCGGCGATCGTCGATTTGCCGTTCTTCTTCGAAACGCAGAGAAAAAACTCACTGATCAGCCGGTTGCCGCTCTCCGCATCGTAGGCGCCGAAGATGGCGGCGACGAAATCGAAGATCCATCGGTCGCCGGTCTGCCCAAATGTCGGACGCCCCGGTGCGTCGACCACATGCAAGGCTTTAAACACGCTGAGCGCATCTTCCGCCTGGTCGGGGAACAGCGGCGGGTTCGGTATAAGAGACTGTCCAGCAACAATACGTTTCTCCCAGTCGGGGCAGGACGTGTCCCAGATCATTTCGTGTTGTCCACCGCGAGCTTAGGAGCGCCGCGAACTGCGAACCGGCCACCAGACGCCGCCTTCTCAGCGTTTGACTGACGCTGCGCTTTCTTCCCTTCCGGCGCTGCGACCTCGTTGAACGTCTTCAGCGTGGCGCTGATATCCTTCAGCGTCTTTGCCCGTTCACCCAGTGAGATTGCTTTGAGCAAGGCCTGCCGGCGACGGCTGTCACTCTCTTCGGCGCAGATCATGTCCTCGAGCTCACCATGCAGCGAAGTCACAGCGTCGAGCTCGTCCATCATGCGACCGGCGAGTGTCTTGCCCTTCTCTGTGAGATCAGGCGAGGTTTCCACTGGCCGCGCCAGCCGCTCAACCGGTTCGCGTCGATCTATATGCTTAGGCTGCTCGGCCCTCGCCCACTTTTCGGCCTTGGCCTTCTTATTGATCGCCGTGTGAGACACACTGTACCAGCGGGCGATATCGCGGACGCTCATGGCTCCGGCACGGTAGTCCCGCTCGATGCCTTCCCAGTCGATTGGCTTGTTCTCTTTGGGCATGGTTTCCACTCAGGTTTCCGGCTGGAAACTCTCAAACAGGAAAAAATCTCTCTATGCGGGGGACGCGGGTCCGGACCAAGAGCCGGTTTCCAGCTTTACCTACCCCCCCCACTTGCCTCGAGGATGAGAGGTCCGTACATGCTGAGGCAACCGGAGGAAGCGGCTATGTCGAAGATGGACTGGAACAAATTCGTGCAAACCCACAAGAAGGGGTTCGCTTTAGTATTGACGTGCTCTGACTACCGTCCCGGCGGCGCAGTGAAGTGGTCTGGCGAGAAGGTACCGACGCTATATCAAGTAGCATCGGCTGCGGCTAAAAAGGCGATCAAGTGCGACTACTCGGTAACCGTCATACCGAAGACTAAATCCAAGGCGGTTTCGATCGTACTCAGCGACAAGACAGAGTTCGACGCCCTTGCAAAGGCGTGGCAAGCTTCGACGTCAAACCTATCACTCGGACCAGCAGTCGCCGTGGTGGTCGTAAGTGCATTGAGTGACAAGCATTTTTTCAAGGCAGCGATCGCTTACAACCTGATCTCTCCGCCACCTACGAGCGCCTAGAACTTCATTTGAGCCGGCGCTCCTCTGCCTGGATAAGGCTGTCATGAATCCGCTTGGTCACGGTCTCGATGTTGTTGATGTCCCAGAACAGCGCTGGGTCGCCGCGGTGCGGTTTCCGGTGGTTCGCTACTGGTGTGTTCGGGTCGTTGCCGGTACCGCCGCATATCTCGCCCGATCGCTGGCAGGTGTAGTCGTCACGCTCGAATGCCTTGCGCCTCAGTCGTTCCCATCGCTGCGTCTTGTACCAGGCTCGCCATGGCTGGTTGCCTCGGCGGTACTGGTCTCTGGCCTTCTCCCCTTTCGGCCTGCCCACCAGCGGCTTGATCATGCCGACAAGTGGCTTGATGGTCTTGAGCTTAGGCATTGACGGAAACCCTGCGCTGTGTGCTGTGTCTTGATCACAAGGCGACTATTTGGAGGCGTGTGATGGACGAAAGCCAAAAGCCAATGCAGTATCTTTCAAGCACCCATGACGGTGCCGCGGCTGTCGCTGAAGAAGCGCTCGCGGCAATTGTGGAGGCGTTCGGTCCGGCGGCTTTGCCATATCTGGACGGCATCGAGGCGAGGCTGAATGACCGGTACAAAAACTCTGGCATCTCCCCGGAACACGAAATGAGACATGCCGAACTCGTAAAGCCCGTCCTGGACGAAATCACAAGGCTGATGTCAGCGGCACGCCGACGGATGTAACTGCACGAGCAGGCAGGTGTTACGCGGTAACGTGCTTCACCGACCACTGGCCTTGGTTGACGCGGCGCTGGGCTTTCTCGACGAACTCGTCGTCGGTGACTTGCGTCCAGTCTGTCATGAGGCTCTCTCATCTCGTGAGTGGTGCCGACACGAGGATTCGAACCCCGGACCCGCTGCTTACAAGGCAGCCGCTCTACCAACTGAGCTATGGCGGCGAAAATTCGAGGCTGGGGCTTCCCCACTCCACGCCGTAGACCGGTCTGCTGACCCGGTCCGCGCCTCGCTATCAGGCTTCTAGCCTCCTGTTGGAGCGCGTTGCCTGCCGGTTTCAAGTGTCGCCATCCAAACCGTTCAACCGGAAACGGGACTTGGTCGCGGCCAGGGATGGTACTGGCGCAGGTAACTGGGAGCGGTTTACCGTCTCGCTCAAGACAGGGCGGAACCCTACCGCCATGGCACTCTATCGCATCCACTTTGGGTTTTGCTACCAGCAGGAAGGTGCAACACCCGCTGGCACCCGTACTCGCTTCCCCTCGGAAGCACGCCCGGCATGCGCTTGCTCGTTCCTTTATCGCTCGCGAGCCACGAGACCTTGCGCGTCTTGGCGGTGGTGAGGCCAGACCCGGCCACAAGAATGAGAAAACCCCGCCATTTCTGACGGGGTCTGTTGTTTCAGCGCGGACTATTACCTGCAAACGCGGCGCGGGCCCGAGCTCGGCTGATAGGTGTTGTCCGAAGCGCGGTACGAGCGGTAACGCGCTGCGCAGCTGCTGCTGCCGTTCCCGTTCTGCGAAGCGATCGCACCGCCAATGAGGGCGCCTGCAGCAAGGCCGCCGATGATGGCGCCCGTGTTGTTCCGGCGACGGTTGTCGTAACGACGATCGTAGCGGCGGTTGCTATACTGATCGCGGCGATCGTATCTGTCTCTGCGATCATAACGATCCCTACGATCGTAGCGATTGCTGTATCGACGCTCGCCGCGGGGAACGTAACGGCGGCTATCGTCTCTGTACTGAACCTGCTGAACGTCGGCAGCCGGTGCTGCGGCGACAATCGGCGCCTTCGGCATCGCCTGTGCCGGGACATATCCCGAGAACGCCGTCATTATCGAGATGACTATTATCGCAAGCTTTTTCATCTGCATCCTCCGTTGATGGACAGCGGAGATAGGGCGTGTCCTGCTGAATGGTAGAAGGAGCGTAACCACCCGACGCAAATCACCGATTATTTCATGCAACATGCTCGATACTGCCACGTTTGCCAAGTCAAATTATTTCGATTTCGAAACGATCAACAATTGTTTGCTGCGATCCATGAGTCTGTGACGGCGACTTCGAAGCGCCGACGTGCTGTCTCGTCGCTCCGGTTGATGAACTTCCCGATAACCCCGAACGAAAGCTCGCATGAACGCCACCACAGTATTTGCCAGGCAGCGCGATCGAGGTGACGGACCCAGGACAGTGCAATCAGGCAGTCCGATACCTCGGCGGACGTTGGCTGAAAGCGCGGGGCGACATCCTCCACAGCAGCGTAAGCAGTAACGGACTCCTGAACATAATCGGGCGATGACGACTTCATGATGAAGAACCGTCGCTCGCGATCCGGCACCGCCCGCAGTGTCTTCATGGCGGTCAAAAGCCGCTGCTCGACGTCGGTTCGCGAGACCCTCTCCCGCGACTTCACGCGCGGCGCTGGGCGGCGATCCGGCTGCGGGGCAAGCTTCATTCGCGCCGTTGGCATGCGGGTGTCTTCCGGGAGCACCAAGCAGCCAGGCGCCGGCAGGCCGCGGACCTTCTGCACTCTGGGCTTATCCTGTCGTTTCAATCTGACCTTAGCCATCAGCTGCTCCTTATTCCTGCTTCGATCAGCAGCGCCCTCGTCTCGAGCGGGTTGTGGTCGATGTCTGACTGGTGATATTTCGAGAAGGAACCTAAGGAGTGATCGAGATGTGGCCGCGCACTTTCTGGGAGTGGGTTCTTGTTGTTTTCGTGCTCGGAACCGCCGCTGTTTTCATTCTTGTCCCAATCTACGCAATGATTTTCGTCGCCATTTATGGATACTGATGATGATCCCAATAGCTGCCGGGACGGAGGGCCTTCGATCATGCTTCCCTCTCAATTTTGGAGATCAGAACCCGCATCTCGCCGGCCGCGCGGATCGTGTCGTCGGACGTCAGCCCACCGTTGCCGCCCTTGCCGTGGATCCCGTTTACGTCGAACTCGACACGCTCGACGAGGCGCTTGGAAAGCGCGACGAGCTGGGCGAGAGGTTGATTTTCCGCCGTCATGCTGCCTGCTCCCATTCGCGCCAGCCGGCACCGTCTGCCGGTTGGAGAAGTTTTGCGGGAACGATGCATCCGGCCTGCCCGGGCGCCGGCCCCCACTTTGCCGAAGCCCACTTCGCTTCGCGCCGACCAAAGCTCAGCCGCTTAGTCCACGTCGCTTCGTCGACCGGCTTGGCAGGCTCGGCGGAGAACCCTTCGAACCGACGCTGCGAAATGAACCGGCAGGCATGAACCGTCTCAAGATCGGGCTTGATTTTGAGGTAGGCGGCATAGGCCGACACGGCACCGGCGCAGGAAACCTGTTCGGCCTCATCCAGCTTCTGCCATTCCCTGAACGCTTCCGACTTCGACATGGTCGGTGTTCGTGGGTACGACGTCCAAAAGCTCTCGAAGGCTTCCGTGTACTGCTTCTTCGGCTTTGCCTTTTTCGATTTTTTGAGCGGCTGGTCCGAACTCGTTTCGGACAAAGAATCTATATTCTCTGCCTCTGTCTCTGTCTCTGGTCTAGCATCCGCTTGCAAAGCGCTATCATGTGCTTGCGCAACGCTAGCAGCCGCTTGCGGAATTTCCAGAAAACCACAGTCAATCAATGGCTTGAGTTTTGGAAGCCTATCTAGGTACGCTACCCGTTTTAGATAGGCGGGGTTGTTCGGCACCATTCCATTGTTGCGGGACGCGATCAGCATGCACACGACTGCTAGCAGCTTGCTAGCATCGTCTAGCGTCACCCAATCTTCGCTAGCAAGCAGCGCGAAATGCAGCTTGATCCACGGCGGGTTGCGGTCCCGGTAGTGCTGGAACTGCTCCCAGTTCTTCACCTTGAGCTGATCCTTCGACATCAGAATACCCTCGCAGCGTTGCGCACCGCCGAGCAGCCGATATCGACGAACAGGTCGACGGTCTTCGTCGGGCCGCTGCGCTGCTTGGCAATGATGAATTCGAGCTTGTTCTGAACGCGCTCAAGACGATCGAGCCGTTCCATGTCGTCGTCTGGGTCCTTGCCGGTCTCTTTGCCCAGGTAGTAGGCTTCACGGAACAGGAACGCGACGGTGTCAGCATCCTGCTCGATGGAGCCGGAATCGCGCAGGTCGGAAAGCATCGGACGCTTGTCCTCTCGGCTCTCGACGCCGCGCGATAGCTGCGACAAGGCGACCATGGCGATATTGTTCTCACGGGCGATCTGGCGAAGGCCGGCAGAGATCTCGGTGACTTCGCCGACTCTGTTTCCGGCATATCGACCGGACGGTGCGACGAGCTGCAGGTAGTCGACGATCAGCAGGTCGATCTTGTTACCGCTGCGAGCGGCGACGTCCTGCATACGATCGAACTTGACGCGCAGGTCGGAAATCGTGAGGCCCGATTGTTCCTCGATCCACAGCGGCAGCCGGTTCAAGTCCTGCTTCGCGTTGCAGATCACGTCGAAGTCCTTCTCCGACACGCGCCCGGTTATCAGGTCGTTGTAGGGAACCTTGAGGTTCCAATCGAAGATGATATCCGTCAGGGCACGCATGGCCAGGCGCTTCGATCCCATTTCCAGCGAGATAAACCCCACGCCGGCACCGGAGCGTGCCGCCTTGATCCCAACGCCCAGGCCAACAGCTGTCTTCCCCATTCCTGGACGAGCGCCGAGCACCACCATTTCGCCCCGGTGGATGCCGCCGGTTAGGTGATCGATATCGGACAGGCCCCAGGTTATGCCGGTGATGCCGCTCCCCCGCTTCATAGCGTCCTGCACGTCGTCGAGGGCGCCGTCTGCAGCTTCCGAAAGGGAATACCGCGTACGGCCTTTGACGCCTCCGCGCAGACCTGTTGCGATGTCGTCTAGCGAACGGGTTGCTGTTCGGATGAGTTCGGCAGGATCCACAACAGGATCAGCAGCGGCCAGCGATATACGTTCGGCTTCGGCACCGACCGTCACCCTCGCCCACTCCTGGATCAGGTTCGCCATGCTCGCGGGAAGCTGCGCGACGCCGCCGGTGGTGTTGGCCGCCAGCTTCGCGAGGTAGGCTGTGACGGTCATCTTCAGCCGCTCAGAGCATTGCGCCGCCTCTTCGGCCGTGAACAGCTTCACGACGAGGTCGAGGCGCGCAGTCTTGTAGCGCTCGGCAGCCAGCTCGATGTTTTCGAAGATGCGGCGATGGAAAGGCTCGAGGAAGTGTTCGGCCCTGATCGTTCCACGCACCGCAGCGTGATTGCCGGAAACCAGAATGGCGCCCAGCACTTCCTGCTCGATCTCAAGGACGAGATTGTATTTTTCGATGTTCACGGGCGCGACATGCTGGTTCATGGCTGCGGTATTTCCGCTTCGACGAACAGAGCCATGAAGCGACCCCAGGCTTTGCCGGCAGCGATACCGTCTTCAACCTTCATAGTGTTCTGAGCGAGGATCGAGAGGTCAGCATACGCGTGCCAAGCGTCCTCGGCTTTCAGGTCAGCCTCGCGTGCATGCACGTGCGCGAGACGCGCGGGAGCTTCCGTCATGCTGAAACCCCCTTCGGCTGATACTCTGCTTCCGCTGCCCATCGTAGAAGCTCGACAGGTCGCGGCTTTCCGTTGGGCCAGTTTTCGAAGAACCATGACATTGCCGAGTTTAGGCGCGTGACGGTGATATCCTCACCGGCACGCAGTTTGCGGATCTTCCCGCTGTCTCGAAAAACGCGGTAGCTTATTGTGACTTCCTTCGATCCGGTCAGGTCTAGGAAGGCATCGTTAACTTTGATGAGCGAAGCAATTTGAGCCATGCCCATTTATCGGTTAGCAAACCGGTTAAGTCAACGGTTTTCACACCGCTTTGTTTTTTCCGCGCGTACGGTAAGGATACCGACATGGACATACGGAATATATTTGCTCGCATTCAGGAGCGCCTAGAGATTGTCGGGTTAAAGGAAAGCCGCGCCTCGACAGCGGCTGGCCTAAGCCCCGACGCGATCCGCAATATTCGGCGCCAGATCGAGGCTGAGAATTTCAACGCCACGGTAAGCCTAAGAACACTTACTGCCCTGGCTCCTATCCTTGGCGTGAGTGTCAATTGGCTGGTGGATGGCGACGGTGAAGCATCCCCTGTGCGTCACGGGGCGACCACCGCACGCCCAAAGCCAAACGCCAGCTTCCCTCCGCAGTTTCAAAGTTTTGCGCAGGATCGTCTTATCCCGCTCATGGGGCAGATTGAAGCAGGCCCGAACGGCAAGTTCGTTATGAACGGGCAGAAAATCGCTGATATTTTCTGCCCGCCTGGGCTGGAAAATGTGCCTAACGCATATGCCGTTCGGGTGTATGGAACGAGCATGGAGCCGCGCTATAAAGCCGGAGAGACTGTGTGGCTGAACCCCCAGGCGCCCGTGCGATCAGGGGATGACGTCGTGGTACAGTTGCGACCAGAAGTCGATGGCGACGAGATGGCCAGCTACATCAAAGAATTTCGATCGAGGTCGTCAAAGGTTCTGCGGCTTTGGCAGCACAACCCAGAAGAGGGCGAGCCCAAAGAACTTGAGTTCGAGAACGACGACGTGTTCTCCGTTCATAAGGTGGTCCATCACGCGACCGTCTGAACAACGCTACTTCGCCAGTGCGGACTTACGCTCAACCGTCTCCATTGCCGGGGCATGGACGGGCACTCGCGGCACTTCAACCGCTCTACTAGCCGTGAGTAACTAAACACGCCTGCGAACGTTGCGGCCTGAAGTTCGTTGAAGCCGAGCAAACTTTTTCGCCCGCAGTCGTCGCATCGCACCTCGACCCCCGTCAGCTCGCATAAGAGCCGTTCCGCTTCCGTGTGTTCCTCAACGCTTAGCAAACGCATCCCACCCGTTCCCTTTCTGTTCCCCCCATAAAAAGCAGGACTCGGATCGAGAGTCGAATCGTTTCTTCAATCTCGGCGCAGGTTTTTAAACCGAAACGCTTTACAATCGGTTTGCAAACCGATATCTGTGGCGGCATCGAAGGGACGAAGAAGGTGCGCCTGATCTCCTTTCGGTTTGCAATACACCGCAGACGAATGGAGAAATCATGTTTGCAGCCCTCAAATCGAAACTGGCCGGGAACGTCAATAAGTTCTCCGGCCGCAAGGACTTCCTCGAAGCTGTTTGCGCCGCATCTGCCCTGGTGGCAGCCGCCGACGGCGATGTATCTGACGCCGAGGTCGATCAGACCGTAAAGGCAGTATCGTCGAACGCCTCGCTTGCGGCGGCGTTCAAGGCGTCCGACATCGAACGGACGGCCGACGCGATGCTGAAGCGGGCACAGGGTGGTCGTGTCGGCCGTTCCGGTCTCTATAAAGAGCTGGAAGACATCGCCAACGACCACGACATGGCGGAAACGGTCTTGCTGTCGGCGCTCGACGTCGCCGACCACGGCGGGATTGACAAAAAGGAAAAGGCTGTCCTGGCGCAGATCGCGTCTCGCCTCGGCCTCAACATCGCCAACTACGATGTCTGATTTCGTCAAGTCCTGCAAAGTGATCGTCTTCGCGACGGTCGCCGTTGTCCTGATCCTGCTTCAGTTCACACTCCTGGCCGCCGCGCTCGACTTCATGACGAGCATCATCCTGATCGCAGTCGGCTTCGCTGCCGGCCGGTCGTCAAAGTAAACGTCGCAGGGCCCGACGCAAACGGCCCATTTCCCGAAGGTTCTTCAATGCGCGAAAAGGCGTTATGATTCTTGCGATATATTTCGCCTCGACCGGTAGAAGTCGACCAGCTTCGCCAACTGCTTAACGCGCCTCTCTCCGGGCTCTTTTTTTGTGTCGACGAAACTCGCATCAATGCGCTCTACACTATCCCCGAGAGCCTCACGGATTGCTCCAAGATGCACCATGGCTTCGTCCCAACACTGCGGCGCTCCGTCCCCATCCAGGACTATGTAAGCAGTGTTTTCCTCAGTAACGACACGTGCTGCCCATTCTTCCCATCCAGCAGCCTGGCGTGCAGAATCAAGATTTTGCTGTTCATACGCTTCGTTGATGTGTCGAATATGCCTGTTCTGCTCGCGGAGACTTTCGGTAAGCGCCTCTTGAGCCGAAAGGCGGTTCTTCAAGTCTCGGATTTCTTCTTCAGCATCAAAGGAGAGATAGAGCCTCTGAACGATCTCCATGTTCAAAGAGCGTTTATCGTCTCGAGCGGCTTCTTCTATCGCCTCTTTCAACTGAGGCGGAATTCTCAACCGAAAATGTGGATCGTCTTTAGCCATGACGCACATATGACGCACAATCCGCTTGACCACAATGACGCACTGTGAGCTATAGTTAACAGATGACGCAAGATGCGTCATGGAGGGAACATGAAGCGGACAGACCCGCAGATGAGGATAAGACTGCCAGAAGACGTCAAGTCTTGGCTAGCGAAAACCGCGAGCAAAAACCTACGGACTCAGAACGCCGAACTGGTTGTTGCCTTGCAGGCTCAAATGGAAAAGGAACTGCCGGCCCTGGCCGGAGAATAACAGCAGACGGGGAGCAAGTTTGGCGACCGATCCCCGCCGCTGCGAAGCCCATCCAACACAAGGAATGTCAAAATGGACAATCAGTCCGATAGCACACCCGCGTTCAAATCGCTAGGCGAACTGACCGGGAACATAGTCGACGAATTGAAGAATTCTCGGGACCAGGTAGTCGCGAGCGCCATGAGGGACTTGGAAAGCCAGGTCCACGACCTTTCTCACATGGCCCGGATCACCAGCGACTTCGCAGAACGCGTGTTCCACCGGGCCGACAATCTTGTCGGCGAGCGCAAGGTCTACTCTGTTCACCCAGACGAACTGGAAGCTTTCCTCTTTGCCATTAACAATGTCGAGGTCCGCACCCGGGAGTTCAAGACCGCCTACCTTGCGGCGTTTGATGGGAGGGCGCACCATTGAGATCCTCCCTCAGCAAAGCAATCTATGAGTATCGCCGCGACTGGAATGGTTATCTTGCCTCAACGGTCGATGACGATAAGGCACTGCCGACCTTCAGGCCGGCTCTAGCGGTGCTTGAGACTTGGGGTGCTACCGCCGAGGATGCCGAGGCTACAGAGATGGCTCTGGAACTAGCACTCGAGTTCTACGAGGCGGGCGACAGCCCAGTCATCCCGGCAATGATGAAGGCTGCGCTTAGCTGGATCCAAGCTGAACGGAAGCGGAGGGCGGCACCATGACACAGTCACCCGATTTCGAACCATCCGACATCTATTACGAACTCGCCGATCTGGCACACGCTCTGGAAGCTATTCACCTGATCGTTGGAGAGATGAGCTTCGCTACAGCCGACGGCGGACGAAACCACGACCTCGACCGTGTTTATGCGCTGCTTAAGATTTCTCATCGCGAGGCAAACCGCCTGCACTGCGAAACCCAGGTCTTCGATAAACCGGGAACGTGGAAGTACGTGCCCCACAAAGGAGGCGCAGGCGAATGACGACAATTTCAGCCAACAGCAGTCAGATCATCGACATCGCCGACATCGTGAACAACGTTCGCGCTCTCAACCACGCCGTCCTCATGGCCGCAAGTGGGGACGGCGTGTCTAGGGAAGCTGCCGACGCCATCCAGTCTGTCTGTGATGAGATCAACAACAAGCTCCTTGTCGCTCGCGATCGCATCGAAGAAATGGTGGGGGCAAGCCAGTGAGAAGCCCCGCCATCTACAATTTCCGCCGGGCCGAGCTAGAACACTGGATCGATCGAGCCCTTGAACTGCTCGACCAGATCGACGGCGATCCGAACCTCGAAGACAGCGAGATCGAGTTCATTCCAGAGTTTTCGCCGGCACCGGCGCGACCGAAGCGGAGGGCTGCCTGATGCTGAATGACATTATTCATGACGCAGACGGTGACCTGATGGACGCCCTCGGCTTCATCAATGCCATCCATCTCATTGCGTCAAGTTTAGGAGAACCGGCGCGTGATCAGAAGATCGACGATGGCTTTCACTCACTGCAGCTGCTGGCGGAACAGGCCAAGGTGCGCGTAGCGAATGCCCGTAGCCGTCTTGAGGATGCCGAGTATTTGCCCCCTGTGGATAAGTCGAATAACGGGGATAACTGATCCATGTCAGCCCCTGCCCTCATCAGAAAACAAGACATGCTTCGGGCGGCAGAAGTCGCCCAAGCAACTGGTTGTCGTGTGGAAATCCGCATCGGCGATGCCGTGGTTACGGTCTTCCCTGAGCAGAAGCAATCGAAGGATGGTGGAATTGACTATAGTCGCCCCAGCCTGTGA